CCCGACGAAGATGCCGGTAAAAAGCCATCAGAAAAGCTTACTGACGAAGAGAGGGCGGGATTGCAAGCCGTCGGAGTTTCAGCAGCAAGAATGGACGAACTAGCGGAAAAGGATCCGGTGTTCGCAGCAGAATTAGCAAAATTAGATAAGCAAGAGGAGTAAAAATTATGACTGCTATCACAGTTCGTAAGGATGTTAAACATCAAGAAGCCAATGTTTTGTCTTACCCAGTCAAAGCATCAACAAAAATTGTTGAAGGCGCATTAGTTAACTTAACCGGTGGATATGCTACAAACGCAACCGATACTGCTTCTGACATTTTTGTCGGTGTTGCAGATGAAACTGCTGATAACTCAGCCGTTGCAGTTGATGGTAACATTCGTGTTAAAGTTGTTCCAAAGGGTGTTATTGAAGTCGTTGCAGGATTTAGCGCTGCTGCAACTGATTGTGGAGTTAAGGTTTACGCTATGGACAACCAAACAGTTGGCCTAGCAGCAACCACAACAAACGATATCTTAGTCGGTCGAATCGTTGAAGTTGTCAGTGCATCAAAATTAAGGGTTGCTATCACTCCATTTGCCTAGGCATTTAGTGTGAATCAACTATAAACGAGGAATAAAAAAATGAACCCAATTTTGAAAAAAGGATTGCTAACTAGTTTCTTTGAAGGCTATAACGCATCCGAAGTCCAAGCAGATAAAATTGCTATGCGCGTCCCAAGTTCAGCACGATCGGAAGATTACGCTTGGCTTGGTCAATTACCACGCATGCGCAAGATGAACGGTGAGCGTATTCCTAACAAGTTGAAAGACTTTGGTTTTACGATCATCAACGATGAGTACGAAGACTCAATCGAAGTTAAACGTGCTGATATTAAAGATGACCAAACTGGCAAATATGGCCCATTGTGTCGCTCTATCGGTGAGGCTGCAAAGCTTTATCCAGACGAAGTGATATTTGGTACATTGCTAAAGGGTGGATTTACTAGCCTTTGTTATGATGGCCAGTACTTCTTTGATACTGATCACCCAATCGGCGACACTGGTGTAACGCAATCTAACAAGATTACCGCTGCTCTTGACGCTACTGGATTTGATTCAGCTCGCACATTGTTACGAAAATTAAAGGATGACTACGGTACTCCTGTAAACCAGAACCTAAGCTTAACGCTTGTTGTTCCTGTAGATTTGCAGACTGCCGCTGAATCATTGATCTTGAAACAGTATCTTTCCGGTACTGAAAGCAACCCTTATTACAAGGCTGCTGAAATCTTGGTCAGTCCTTGGCTCTCAGATGCAACTGACTGGTATCTTGTAAATACTACCGGCGTTGTTAAGCCTTTCATTATCCAAGAGCGTGAGTTTATTCCGTTCGAGGCATTGGAAGAGGGATCTGAAAAAGCTTGGTGGAATAAAAAGTTCTACTACGGTACTTATTGGAGAGGTAACTTCGGTTACGGCCTGTACCAAAAAGCTGTCGGCGCATTAGTTGCCTAAGCTTAAGTGATTGTTGTGAGGGGCGTAAATGTCCCTCACAACCCACTCAGCAATTTTAATTAAAAAAAGGAGACCATAATATGGCTGACAAACAATATAAAGTAAGACTAGCTAAGACATTTCAAACTCATGTCCAACCAGGCATGCGTTTAACTAGTATGCGCCACACTCGCGGTGGAGTTTCATTATCAACCGAGAACCCAGAGTTCGTCGGTCCACTAACAAAAGACCAAGTGGAGGCAATTAAAAATGACCCAGCTTTCGAGATCAAAGGCCTTAGCAACAATGAGAGCAAACTTGCAGATGCAGGAACTCCAGCAATTAAAGGCGAAAGTGCCAAAACGGAAATTAAAGACGAAGATAAAGCTCCTGCGGATCCAACTACTACACCAAAAGAAGGTGATAGCGGTAAAGATAAGGAAACTGAAGGCGATCTAGCCGCAGAACGCAAGGCTTTGTTACAAGGTACTCGTGAGGCTTTAGTAGCCGTCGCTGTTGAAGCTGGCGTTGAAGTTGCTGATACTGATACAAAAGCGAACATTGCAGATAAATATTTTGCAAAAAAAGCAGAAATTAAGGAGTAATCCGTATGACCGTCGTTAACTATTTAACTCTGAAAGATATCAGAGTCGAAGCAGGAATGCAAAACACCGTCCATGATCAAGATGTGTCCGGTGATGTTAACGGCGTCAATACTGATTTCTATACCAACTCAACGCCAATAGTTGACCGAAATGGTGATGAAGTTGTTACTATTGCGGACGTCACAGCGTTCGTAGATGGCTCTGCTGTCGTAATATCAAGCATTGATACGGTTACTGGCCTAATAAAGCTCGCAGTGGCCCCAACGACTGGTAAGGTGGTAACATTGGATTATGTTTGGTCGCCATGTGATGACGATTTACTGACCGACCTGCGCGAAGAGGCCATTGGCTGGCTAAATAGGCGTGTTGGTAAATATATCGATTTGACTACCATAACATCTGGCAATTTCCCACCAGAATGGCGTGCAATTTGTCGTCTATGGGCCGGCGCAATGATTATAATCCGCGATTATGGATCTGGCTCCGACACTGACGGCAGCAGTAAAGATGGTTACAAGAAACTTGCAGCCGCTAAGAGCCTATTACAGGAGTGGATTGATGATTATGCTGGTACTGATGGCGAAGTAGCCGCAAAAGCCACACAAAGCGCTAACGTCGTGTCTGACGGCAATATATTCAGACGACATACCGACTTGGATGAACACCTCGAATCATGTAGCCGAGATGCTAGCTTTTTTAATAGAGATTGTTAGCCATGATTGATATAGTCGCTTCATTTGAAGGATTCGACCAACTAGATCGCCGGCTTGGTTTTATAGCAAAAGAAATTGATGATTTTACGCCGGCATTAGACTCAAGTGCTAATACTTTATTGAAATCGTTTGATAATAACTTTGAGTCGCGTGGTAAAAATTACGGTGGATGGCAGCCACGTAAAGTAGTCGCTAGTTGGCCACTGATGGAAAAGACTGGCGAGATGCGTGCTAGTTTCGATAAAGCCGTCACTAGAACGCAAGCGGTACTCTTTAACGTTGACCCGATATTCAAATACCACCAAAGCAATAAACCGCGCACTCGATTGCCACGTCGTGTTATGATGATGATAGATAAACAAAGCAAAACTGAGATTGTCAAACACTTTCAAGAAATGGTCGGCGACATCTTAAGCAGGAGGGTATAAAATGGCGCAAAAAGTATATCGCGATCCAGTTATTAGTAGAGTAATTAAGCTATTAAATTTATATGGCCCTGCTGAACTAAAGAATAGATACTATCAAGGCGATATTATCATGCCGGCGCGATCTATAATGCCATTTTGCAGTATTGCTATCGACACCGAATCTATCCAGTCGGCCGATTCAATGGAAGATTTGGCGGTAATTCCGTTGATTTTTACGGTTGTCGTTGCTACCACTACGGATATAAAGAGTTTTGATTTGGCATCTGGTACCACTAAATTATACGAATTATTTGTTGCTAGAAACGCCGATTATAGTTTACGTTCGGATTGTATAGCCTATGTTATACGAAAATACGCTCAATTAGATAATAAGATGTTTATCGCCATAAATGATATGCCATTAACGGCTGATTTTGGTATTGGTGTCGGCCGACGTGGGCCTGGTGTATTTTCTATTGAAGGGAATATAAAGGCCAGTGTCGCTTTATATACGCCAACTCCGCACACATAGAGGTAAATTAGTATAGATGTTATAATTAAATGTGAAGTGATATTATGGTATTAAGGAGATAAGTTATGGCAATTAAAAACAGCACAGAAATAGAACAGCCGGTTACTGAGGCGGCTAACGAACCTCAAAAAACAGAAGATACAAAACGGACGTTCATGTATCCAGGTGATGCCATAACTCCGTCAATATCGGTACAAGCAACATCAAAATTGGAAGCGGATAAATTATATAAAACTAAATTAAAGGAGATAAAGTAATGACACGCGTTATAGGAAGATTAAGTGCTGTCGGTATTGCAAAAGAAACCGTCCGTGGTACTGCTGAAGCAGCGCCAACATATTTTGTGCCAATTCAAAGCCTAGACTTTGACGACAAAGTTGAAACTATCGAAAACGATAGTGCTTTTGGTCGCATCGAAGAGCTAAACGACTCACAAGTCGCAAAACGCCACGCAGAGGGCAATTATGAAGGTAAAGTGTTCGCTAACTCTATCGGT